TGGGAACTCCAGCCGCAGCCGCAATGATTTACCTCGCAAGCGATCCGCATCTGGAAAAGGTTCCCGACTTTTATTGCTCCAACGCAGAGGCTTTGGCTGACATGAAGAAGCTAGCGGAGGCCCTATGAACCGCATATGCATGGGCATAGTGGAGCACTTGATGGAGCCAGTCTGCGACCTGCACTACAAAGAGGACTGTAGGGCTCTCAACATCCCTGCGGTATTGATCGGTTTTGTCCTGTTTCTACTGGTGATGCTATGAATTCTTCTGAAAATATCTCGACGCTTGCAGCAGCTTTAGTGAATGCACAAAAGGCGTTCGCCCCGGCGATAAAGACAGCCGTCAATCCCCATTTCAAGTCAAAGTATGTCGATCTGGCTTCGGCCATCGAAGCGGCGCAACCGGCATTGCTTGAAAACGGAATTGCCGTGATTCAAGGTACGGCTGGCGATATAACATCGCAGTCCGTCACAGTGACGACGCGACTACTCCACAGTTCCGGAGAATGGCTGGAAGATTCTCTTACACTTCCTGCGACCAACCGAGGCGACTTCTCCGCTCAATCTTCTGGTTCGGCGATCACTTATGCGCGCCGGTACTCCTACATGGCAATCCTTGGATTCGCTCCAGAAGACGACGACGGAAATGGAGCTTCAGGGAAAGGCGCAGTACAGGATACGCAGAGAGCTTCAGTCAATCGACAATTGCGCGACTCGCTCAATCAAGAGGCGGAAGACCCCAACGATTTCGATGTTCACATGGATCAGAGTGCTGAGAAGCAGTACCCAACTCCCCGCGTCCGGCCTGATGGACCACGTATCTCAGAGGCTCAAGCAAATCGTTTCTTTGCGATAGCGATGGGTTCCGGCAAGACAAAGCAGGAAGTCAACAATTATCTCGGCAGCAATGGATATGAGCGCAGCACCGAGATTATCAAATCTGAATATGAGAAGCACTGCGAATGGGCGGCGGCTAAATGATTCTAAGCCACACATTCGATGAAGAAGCTCACGTCTACAAGGTTCCGGGGCAGTTCGTGTTGGCTACCTCGGACATCATCTACATGAATGGCCTGGCCAACTATGACGCTATCCCTTCCGGGATTCTCGCTCATGCCTCTTGGAGAGGAACGCAGCTTCACAAGGCTATCCAGTTCTTCGAGGAAGACAACGAAGTGCCGGATATGCCGGACGAAGTTCTTCCCTACTTCCGCGGGTACTGTCTGTTTCGGAGCAAGTTCGATTTTGAACCATTAGGTGCTCTCGAAAAGCAGATTGTCTACGAGCATGACGGCACAGGACAGGCTGTCGGCTGCACCATTGACCTTCGCGGTCTTCTCCGTGGGGTTCCGTACATCTGCGATGCCAAGACAAGCGCAAAGCAGTATGGGAAGGCCAAGGCGCAGAAGCTCTTAGCCTGGAGGATGCAGACGCAAAGCTACCTATGCGCGACGGAGTTAGATGAGCCGTGGTGGGAGATGTGCGGATCGAAGCAGGTCTGCGGCCGGGGGATTATCCAAGTAGCTAAGGACGCCTCTTTTGAATTCCATGACTTTTCGACGGTGGACGATCAACTTCTTTGGGACGGATGCGTGAGGTTGGCAATGGCAAAACTGGGTAACGGATTTCAGTTGGAGCGCCGCTGATGCTTAGTTGCCAACGTCCTCCCCGTCGCAAGCGAGAGCCTATCCGAACCTTCCCAGATGGGAGAGAAGTTCTCGATTTGAGGACAGCGGAGGGCTTGCGAATCTACAAGTCGCGCACACGGATGATGGCTGAATTGCAGAACTTCCTTTGCGCTATTTGCGGTGAATGGATGATTATCCCAACGTTCGACCATGCAGATAATCGCTGCGCCGGGCATAAAGATGACAGGATGATCGATTTCAAGACTGGCAGGCGAATTAACGCAGCTTTATGTTTTTCCTGCCAAGGCTTGAAAGGTTCACGACGCTACCACTGGATTGAAGGGAAGTACACACCTGTAACTAAATCAAAAGCAGCATAAGGAGAAACATGACTAAGGAAACAGTGAAAGCCCCCGAACCAAAGCCCGTCACAGTTGGAGAATTCCTCCGCTACGACTTCACCGAAGAGGAAACCAAAGAGAAGGCTAAGAAGTTGGCCCTCGCGGTACAGACCCAGACTCAAGCGCAAGAAGAGCAGAAAGCTGCGGCCTCACAGTTCAAAGAGCGCATTGAGAGCTGCACGTCGCAAATTGGCAAGCTCTCTCGTGAAATCAATATGGGCTGGGAGATGAGGACAATTACCTGTTTCTTTCTATTTCACACGCCGGTCCAAGGTACAAAACGGATCATGCGCGAAGACACTGGAGAGATTGTCCGCGAGATTGCCATGACTCCATCCGAGATGCAGGAAAAACTCTTTGCCGAGGAATAGTTACACACCTGTAGTGAAGATAAGGGAGGTTGCATGACGATTTATGTGTTGCTCAAGGGATTGTCGGAGAAGGGCTTAGTCACTTTTCATGGTGTAGTTAGCTCGCAATCTGCTGCGGAAACATGGAGTGCTGCTGGTAAGTCTCATTGGTACTGGGCTTGCGAAAAGACAGAGGAGGGAGACTACGACAATATATATAGCTCTCCGCTAATTTGCGAGGTAGCCTGATGCCCCGCACAGCGCAGCAAGTCATCCTGGATTTACTCAGCCGAGAGCACTGGTACGCCCCGCACGAGGTTCGTCTTCAGTTACAGCTTGCGGGCTGCCACGTAGCTGCTGAGGCTTGCACGGCTCGGATGCGGGATCTGAGAAAAGAATCGTGGGGCAAGCACGACCTGAAGAAGAGACGCCGCAAGGGTACATCTTATTTTGAGTATCGGATTGAGTTGGAAAGGGAGAAGGCAGCCTAACTTGGAACCACTCCCCTACTACAAATGGCACTGGCGCGACTACAGAGCTAACCGGCGCGTCCAGAGAATGAGCTGGCAAGCAAAGGGCCTGTACCGCGAGTTACTGGATGAGTTCTGGGCTGAAGGATCGTTGCCCTTGGATCACGAAGAACTCGCCGATATTTGCGGTTGCAGCCTGGAAGAGTTTGAGATGTATTGGCCGCAAATCGAACCATGCTGGGAAGTTACGGAGAGCGGTTTAGTGAACGCGAAGATGGATACGATGCGCACGACGACCGACTGTAAGCGTGTGGCGAACGCCAAGAATGGGCAGGCAGGTGCCATCGCAAAGCTGGCGAACGCCAAGCAACTGCCTAGCGAACGCCAGAATGATTCTAGCGAACGCCAGACACCCGCTGGCGAACGCCAGACACCCGCTGGCGAACGCCATATAGCAGAGCAGAGCAGAGCAGAGCAGAGCAAAGAAGAGAAGAGAAATACTTCCCCGCGACAAGCGCGGGGCGCTGATCCCCGGCATGTGATTTTCAAGGGAGCTACGGCGAAGTACTGGGATAGGCATAACCCATCGGTACAAATGCCGTGGGACGCCAGCGAAGCAAAGCAGCTTTCTAGCCTTCTGGCGGCTTCTCCTGACCTCAAGATGGAAACCTTCACGACCTGCCTACAGAACCGGCACAAGTCGCTTGTGAACCACTCAGACCGGCCTAGAGCATGGCTGGCGAGGACGCTGGATTACCTCAACGGGCCGTTGGATCAATTTGGGAAACCACAGGGAGTGAACCATGGAACGAATCAGCGAGTTGATGCTGCAACCGAACGAAAACGAACTTCGGACGACGCGATCCAAGCCGCAGTTGCCCGACGAATCGGTCTTCGCACTGGGGGCGTTGATGCAGCAAGCGAGGGACTACTACCCCAATCAGACGCTCCCGGAGGGGACGCCGGATGTGTACCTGAAGGCTTGGGAGGAACTAGCCCAGTCACAGGGGATGAAGCGTTTCGAGGCCGGACTCTGGAAGGCACTCCGTAGCCATGACTTCTTCCCCACGCCGAACCAGATTGAGAACGCGTGTGAGGAGATTAGCGCGACCTCAGCGAATCCAAGAGCGGCTCTGGACAAGATCAATGCGCAGATTGCGCACTCGAAGGCTCATCCCGAACTCTACGTGTCGAAAGCGGAGTGGTCCGAGTCAGTGAAGTCTTTGGAGGAGAAATACCATCTTCAGAAGCCCAAGGAGATCGACACCACCCCGCAGATGCTTGCCTGCCCACACTGCTCGAAAGAGTTGCCTGTAGCAGGAAACATACGCTTCTGGAGTGGTGATGAATTACTTGAGCACGGCAAGCTGCTGAAGGAGATGGAAGCTCAAGCGGAGGCAAATCGCAAGAAGGCCCGCGAGGAGGCAGAAGCATTCGTTGCCGCAGAGTTGGCAAAGGCGGACGCCGATCTAGCGAATAAAGTTTCCTGGACAGAGACGGAGGTGGTGTGAAAGTTATCAACGAACCAACGCGAGATGGATTCGAGCAAGGCTACTATATGGCGCGGTTTGTTGACGCCGAGGAAGCGAAAGGGAAACTTGCGAACGGAAGCGAAAGATGTGCTACGTGCGCGTTCCGACAAGGAACCTACCCCAATGGATCACCTACGACGCAGATGGACGCGCTCAAGTGTGTCATGGAAGGCATCCCGTTTGGCTGCCATGAGGAATCTAAGCCGTGCGCAGGATGGGCATTACTGAGACGGACAAGTGAGCACACAACCAAGATGCCGTGGAATTTCAGCGATGAGACGGAGGCAGTAGGTGAGTAAGTATCACTCAAAGCGAGTAGGAGCCTACGCCTCGAAGCGGGAAGCACGGAGGGCTGCGGAACTTTGTCTTATGCAGAACATGGGGCTTATCTCTGACCTTGAGGAACAGGTGAAGTTTGAGTTGGTTCCTAAGCAGGAAGGCGAGCGGGCCGTAACCTACACCGCCGACTTTCGCTACAAGGAAAACGGGCAGGTTGTGGTTGAAGACTCAAAGGGCATGAAGACCCAGCAGTACGTGATTCGCAGAAAGTTGATGAAGTTCATACACGGAATCACCGTGAGGGAGACGTAGATGGAACGTGACTACACCGAGCGAGACTTACAGCGCTACCTACGGGGCGATATACCGGCGATGGGCGCGCCCAAGACCCCTTGGCGATTGGACTTTGAGCGCCGGAACGCGGAGGAGGCACAGAAGCCCCGCGAGATCGTCACGCATCCGCAAATAGAGAAGCGCCGGATGCGGTCGAAGGATGGCGTATCGCGGGCGTGCTCTGGCCCCCCCTGCACAGTCTGTGGACGGCCAACGCGCGAGGGTACGGTCAAAGGTATGCATGAGCGGTGTGCCCGCAAGCGTGAACATTGCCCCTGTGGGACGGTATTGAAGGTTACGAACCCGTACCCCACTTGTGGTAAATGCAGGGCGAAGGAGGCGAGGCTAAAGTCTCTGGTTGGCAAGAGGATTTGTACGGAACCTGGATGTGGCCGGATTTTGAATAAGAACAACACCCTGCCGAAGTGCTTGAGACATGCTGCGGAGCTGAGGAGCGCGATGAACACGGAACGCAAGCGGCAGCAACGGGCACATCTAAGGATGGCCGCATGACGAACTTTGACCGCTACCAGCGACAGTTTGACCTTTGCTGCGGACCCCCGGGGCAGTTTGTGAAACCCAAACCTCTTACTGGGATTGAGCGTGAGAAGTTAGCAGAACTACAAGCGATTGCAGACGAGTGGAAGAAAGTACAGGAGGCAGGACGATGAGTGCGAAAGAAAAGGACACCGTAAAGCTGCCATATCGTGTCGAGTTCCGATTTCGTAGGGGCACGAGGCATTATGAGTATTTCGGGTCGATGGATGATGCAAATAAGGCTTCCTATACTCGCCGGTTTTATACACCTTTGGGCCATCCGTCGATTGAATTCCCGTTATCTCAGCAGACGCAGCAGAGAGGCCCACGTAACGGATGGAGCGCTGTGTGAGCATCTGGACTCAATCAAGAGGGAGTATCAGAAGGCGTTTGGAGGACGAGATGGACAGAGCAGAGTTTAGGCAGATTGCCATGATCGCAGCGATGGAGGGGATGCTAGCAAGCCCCCATACGGCTGTAACAGCGACACCAAAAGAGATTGCGCTGGCTGCGATAGAACAGGCCGACGCACTACTTGAAGCCAACACGGTAGATGAACGCGTAGCTGACTAAGAGGGAGAGCAGAGATGGCAACTTACAAGGAACGTAGAGAGCAGATTTGGATGATTCAGGTGCGCGTGAAGGGAAGCGATCAGATATGGAGCTGCACGTCTGACCGTTGGTTCCATACTCGCGAGGAAGTTAGGGAACATATCCGCGCCAAGATTTCTCCCTATCAAACGCCAGGCCAATATCTGGACAACATGGAGTACCGGCCCAAGCGTTACCTACCAGCGAATTAGCTTTCCCCAACCAAGAAAGGATGCAAATGAGCGAGAAGAAGAGAAGTGAGTTTTCACAAAAAGCTGCGGCTTTAGTTGACGCGTCTTATAGGGCTGGCTTCAGGGAAGGCATAAACCACATCGCGGGAGTCGTCTCAAAGAGGATAACTCCGATGACCCTACTAGATCGCTTTGTTGAACTTTATGGCGAGGTCCCACTCGCGGGAACCATGATCGCGCCGGGGCATCAACTCTGGCGAGATTATTACGAGTTCTGTGGCGATCACATGATTCGGACGGATGAGGGATGGGAGCCGGGAGAGGTCAAGCAGCCCTATATGGACAGCGATCCAGACGCCATTCTTGATGAAGTAAATGCACCGCAGTAGTGCTGGAGGGGGAGTAAGAAGAATGGCCAACTACACAGAGAAGGAACAACGGCTGCTGGATGAGATCGAATCGCATGAACTGGATTGCAGGTGCGATCTCTGCATGGAGTTTGTGAACTCACACAACTCTACCGAGTGGAAAGCCACTGTTGCCGCACGTCTGGAGGTACCGAGTGAATAGCGCAGAAGGAGTGGAGAATGGTATGGAAATCGAGAATTTACCTTGGACCGCAGTTATTGGCGAGTGTGCAAAGGTTCGGGATTCAGAGAATGCGCTCATAGTAACTTGCCACTATATCAACGGGGATGGGTGTAGACGTGATTCTGATGAAGTGGCTCGCTATGCCCGTCTTATCGCCGCCGCTCCTGAACTCCTAGAAGCACTCAAGGAATGTCTCGCGCTATTCGGTGAAACACGCGAAGAACAAGAGGCATATGCCCGTCAATGCACCACTTCATGTGATGCAAAGTTTATCGGTCATGCCCACTCTGCCATTGCTAAAGCCGAGGCTAAGCCATGACCCACCCAGAGCATGGAGAGAGCGCAGCGATGACGAAAGAGCGACCGATATTGTTTAGTGCGCCGATGGTGCGGGCCATCCTTGAGGGCCGGAAGACGCAGACGCGGAGGATAGTGAAGCCGCAGCCGTGCATTATTGACGGTGTTTTTATGCACCATGTAGCAGGTCCGAAGTGGGAGAGTGGTTTGCCTTACCGTTGTGCCTACGGTAAGCCTGGAGACCGGCTGTGGGTGCGCGAGACGTGGACTGGAACTTGGCACGATACTGCCGTGCATCTGGTCTATGCCGCAGATGGATCTGAGCGAATGGCAGGAGAAGCTCCGACTGAGTACGTGCTCCCGAAAGCTGCCGCGAAAATAGGTAATTGGGTAACTCCACTCTTCATGCCTCGCTGGGCCTCGCGCATCACGTTGGAGGTTACTAAGGTGCGTGTGCAGCGGTTGCAGGAAATCAGCGAAGAGGATGCGAGGGCTGAGGGAGTGGAGCTGCTAAGCGATGCTCCAGCATGTCTTACGCCTTGGAAGAACTACCGACTCAAACCGGGAGCGCCGTTCGCGATGAATCACTCTATCGCAGCCGCTTCGTTCATGTCGCTCTGGGATTCGATCAACGGCGATAAATCTTCAAATGCCAACCCGTGGGTGTGGGCTGTCAGTTTCAAGCCAGTTGGAGCGCAGCGATGACGATGCGCCCAATGGATGACCCAAACGACGAGTTCCGCAAGGCGTTCCCGGACAGGCTCAAAGCTATGTACTCGATTGCTGGAGGCTCACGATGAAACCTAACGGAGAGAGCGCAGCGATGACGGAGAGGGAGCGATGAGCATAGAGATTGAGGGTAAACCGATAGCCTGGTGGTCGAATGAGGAGTTGGTCGAATATCTCGATCGCATGATTTGCACGCAAGGAGTAACACGCGATCATGCGGTGATGGCCGAGGCGCTGTCGCGGTCTATGGCTGCGCTTATCTCCGACGTGAATAGCAAGGCACGCGAGGCTCACGATGAAACCTAACCCAACCACAGAGACAGAAATTGAAATCCTCGCGAAGCATTTGCGTAAGCAAAGGGCCAACGGAGGATGGCAGGTAGTGCTGACTATCGGTGAAGTTCCCGAAGGTATCGGCCATTATGCGTTGTACGACGGCTTAGAACTGCGCGGCGCGGGCGTCACAAAGAACATGCGCGATGCGATTCAGGATGGAAGCTACTACGAAAAGGTAGATCTGCCGATTTACATGTTTCTGCCAGACACAGACGATAGCGCGGCTTTATGGCTGCGAGGAGAAGACGATGAAACCGATGACTGACAAGCAGAAGGTGTTGGCTGTGCATCCAGACGCCTATGTTACCTACAACGGGCACATGATGGTTACGGAGGTGTGGAGTACGCCATGCGGCGGTTCATTTCTGGGGCAAGGTTCAGGACGCGGCTACGATAGTGAATCTAGGGCATGGGCCGACGCAGCCTCTAAGCTGCCCCCAGCCGTGGAAGAGCAATGTAAGTGGTGCGGGTGTTCGCTTCCCTTTGGGATGGTGGCCACATGCTTTCACTCGCCAAACGGCCTATGTGAATCCTCTACCGTGCAAGCACCCGAAGAGGTTGAATCTCTTCCCGTAGAGGACAAAGATGAGACACGGAATGCAATTATGGCAGATCGCCAGTATATTGCGGGTGCGCGCTTTGGCTGGAACTGCGGGCAACTTGACGCCAAGAAGTCTTTAGATGACGCCATTGAAGCGAGGCAGAAGCTCATATGGGCCGAGCCGAAGCCCACTCCATCTACCCCGGCGGATTTGGTTGAAAGCATCGCGGTGTACGTCGAAAGCGAATCGGAATGTCTGATGCCCATCGTGGTAGAAGAGCCGAAGCACGACTATGGTGTGCGGTTGCTGAAGGTGATGGCAACCGAAATTAGAGAGAAGTTTCAGCCTGGCTCATCCTCTATCAACACAAAGCAGACGTTCGAGGAGTGGTGGGCTAATTATCAGCCCATTAGGACGATTGGGTTCGCCGACTATATAAGTTGCGCTAGAGCATCCTGGAACGCAGCGAAAGGATCGAAATGAGCGAAGAGAAAGTTGAGCAGCCGAAGGTGGGAGAGTTGCCGCCGCTGGACGCCGACATTGAAGAAAGAATTTCTCGGATTGACGAATTGGACTCAATAGAAAAGACCAATCTGGCGGAGGAAGTCTTAGATAATCGTGAGCGCCAACTCCTCGCCGAGCAGCAGGTATCGGCGGCGCCGGAGAAGGTGTGGGAGCGATGCCAAAAGATTGTGCTGGAGGCGTTCGCAGAAATGGCACCTGATCCCGCCGCTCAAAGAATCCGTGCAATCAAACTGGCACCCTACACTCCACCATCAACCAAGGAGGCAGTCGATGACAAATAGCGTGAAGGATTTGGTGGAGGCGGCGAGAGCATATTGCTCAAATAATGAGCCACCCAGATGGCATAGACTTGTTGACGCCATATCCGCCGTAGAGTCCGAAGGTGACGGCTGGATTGAGATCAAGGAACGTAACCCACTGGCGTCCTTTACCCGGACCACCAACCAAGGAGAAGAGATGAATCTGATATTTATCGCCGCGATGTTTATGTTTCAAATGACCGCCAGAATGCCCTCGCCTAGTGACGTGCCTCCAATCATGGAGGAATATGGATCGTTGGGTACCGAGGTTTGTGATGGGGGCAGGTGTGTATGGCTTGAAGTTGACAAGCTATCACGTCTGGATGAAGGACTATACCGCCGCACCCGCCCGACCTGTGCCGATAAGACACGCTTCCTGATGACCTCGGAAGACGGCAAGAAACATTGCATCCGCATCGAAGCTCTGGGAGGGAAGTAAGGGTGGGAAGGAACCTGTCCAGGGTGCTCGTGTCTTTACGGCGCAACAAGAAGTTGAGTCAGGAGAAGCTGTCGGAATTGATGGACGTGCATCGGAACACGGTCGTGCGCTTGGAAAAGCACCCGGACGGAGCGCATCTGGGAGTTTTTCTCAAAGCTGCGGAGGCTATGGATGTCCCAGCGTGGAAGATTCTGAGATATGTCGAAGAAGTTGCACCACAAGCGAAGCATAAAGGCTGATTTGCCTGTTTAATTTTCTTTGTTTGTGCCACCATAGCACCAAGCCCTCCCCGGACTTGTCGAAGCGTCCCGACGCTAGGACTGCAACCCACAAAACTATGAGCATACTTGTCTCTCCAGAACAGGAAGTAGCTGTGTTTGCCAAGGGAACCCGAACCAACGGGATGCCTGCGTGCCGGATCGACCGTGTTGGAGCGCAATATCAGGTGGATTGTGGCTTCGCCAAGTGGGTGAACAACCGCTACAAGTCGATCATCATGCTTGTGGATAGCGCTTTCGCCAAGTTGCGGGATCGCTCATGTTCAATGGGGCCGCGTGTGATTGAGCAGGCGGCGATGGGCAACAGATCTGCGGTGGCGCTGGTGATGGGCTGGCAGCCTTACCTGAGGGCCGCATAACAAGCTCTCCTAACCAGAGAGAACCAAGGCAGATTGGCCGTCAGCGATGGCGGCCGCTTTTTCGGAGCCTTATGTGAGTTTCGATATCAAGTTACTGATTTGCATAGCGTTGGTTATGCTATGGGACTACTGGCACAACAGGAAGCACAGCTAGGAAAGAGGTGATCCCATCTCTAGGAGGCGGTAATTGGATCTATCGGCATTCTGGCAAACGGTCTACGATCATCGCTTCAGCATCGGATACGGCCTTTGGTATGTTGTGACGGCCTTTATTGTGACCCTCCCCGAAAAAGGTGTCGCCTACAACTTCTACGACCATATGTTTGACTTCAGCCACCAACTTTTGAATATCCGGCCCATCGCTGGGCTCACGCCAAAAGCAGGAGTAACCCAATGAAAACCCGCACCCTCGCCATTACGCTGCTCGCCTTTTGCGTGTTGGGCTGTACCGACTTCGAACGAACCAGCTTCCAGACGCTCTCTGCATCCAAGGCCGCGATTGATACAGCACAAGCGGACTACGAAGCCCGCACAATCCCTCACAATGCCTGCTCTTACGCGATCATCAACGACGCCAAGGGCATTCAGACGGCTGCGGTCGATGCGTTGCAGGTCTATGACAAAGTGCGCGTAGCGAAGGGCGATCTCACGGCTGAAACTGCTGTTGTCTCCGCATCGCTCCTGCAACTCGCGCCCGTCGTGGTTAAGGTGCAGTCCCTGATTACGAATCCTGCTGTTTGCGGAGGCAAATAATGAGTTCGACCGATGTAGCAACCGCAATCACCGAGGGACAGGCTATCGGTGATGAGATTCTCGAATCCATCGCAGCGTTGGCCCCTGGCGTGGCCGTTCCCGCCGCGCTCGCTGAAGCCATCCTGAATTTGCTGGCAAAGTATGTAGGCAAAGCCATCGTAGGGTACAACGCTGCTGCTGCTGTGCCCATCACGGCAGACTCGATCCTTGCTCTTTTGCCCAACCAGACGCCCTTGAGCGCGCCGGATGCTCCGTAGTAATGCAACCGGGCCAGCAAGACCTCTTACCGCAACTCTGGGGCTGGATATCGCCGCACTTGATGGCGCTGCTCACGCCAGCGGCCATTATTGCTTGCACCAAGTACCTCGCAAAGATGATGACGCCTATGGTGCGTTGGGCGCGTGAGCATATCGCGGAACATGATTTGATGTGGGAGGAATACTGCCGGACCCACGAGGAGTACGACTGGCGTATCCCTCGGCCGCTTGGGCGCGGGATCACTACCCCGGAGCGCTAGGCTGGCAAATTGGCGTATGTTTACGCAATTCGCGCGCACCAAACTCGCGGCCGCACTTTGGGCAATGATGAATCACCTTCGGCGGCCCTTGCTTGCCTAGCCGTACACGCCGCTGATACTCGCTCGCGTAGGGACGGAGCTCTTCGGTGGTGCATTTTTTGGGAGATTTCATAGGGGCTTTAGAGCTTCACTCCATCTTCTTCAGCCGCCTGGTGAAATTCTGCCGAATCATTGGCTTCCCAGATCGGATCCCCATTCGTGGTTGCCACGAGCTGATCCCCCACGCGGTAGTAGCTCCGCCCGGTGGTGCCGCTCGGCTCTCCGTTCGAGCCTAGGAACTCGGCTTCCGTGATTCCCTGCTGGGCAGCGAACTTTTCAATATCCTGGCTATTGATGCTGGCGATTTCAATTTTCATTTTCTATCCTCCAATTGATTTTCGGGACATTGCGCTGATTTCAAATTATCCAGCAAAATATTGAGTGGTTGCAGGAATTTTTTCTACGGCCTGCACCCTGAGATATTTATTCTTCCGCACCACGATTTGCGCAGCCGCATTTGCGCTGCTAGCCGATATTTTTTGAATCACTAGTACATCGTTGAGGTTCAAGGCGCTTACTTTGTATTGGCTCATTTTGATCTCCTCTAAGGCTGATTGCCTCTCGACTACTTATATAGATTAGCACATAAGGCTTATGCGTCAATGGCTATTTTGCAAATAATCAAATTATTTTCAACGGAGGGAAATTGATGTTCCCAGACTGGCCCCAAGCGTGACGCCAATGTCGGATTTATCCCCTAAACAGAAAAGATTCATCGCGGAATATCTCGCTAATGGATTGAACGCGACAAAGGCTGCAATATCAGCAGGTTACAGCAAGAAGACTGCTGATACGCAAGCTGCGCGCTTGCTGGTAAATGTCAAGGTGGCTGAAGTTATCAGCAAAAAGACCGAAAAAATCATGACGAAGCTCGACATATCGGTCGAAAGAACGCTGAACGAGGTCGGTCGCTTAGCGTTCCTTGACGTTAGAAATCTATTTGAGCCCGATGGCTCACTAAAGCAGATCGATAAGCTCGATGACGATTCTGCGGCTTGTATTGCTGGACTGGAAGTTTCAGATATATGGGACGCAGGCGAAGGCGAGCAGAAGTCAATCATCGGCACGCTAAAAAAGGTGAAGTTAGCGGACAAGGGTGCAGCACTAGACAAGCTGATGCGATACCACTCGCTCTACAAGGATAAGGTCGAAGTGTCTGGCCTGGAATCACTGGCGGAGGCTATCAGCCGTGCTCGCAAGCGCAACGCCTGAACAAGAGCTGATCCAAGATATCGGAAATTTTTCCGCTGACCCCCTTGGATATACACGCTATGCTTTCCCTTGGCTGGAAGGTGAACTAGAGGACGCGGCCGGACCGCGACAGTGGCAGCGCGAGATTCTTTCCGTTATCGGCGAACACCTGAAGTCAGACTCCAGGTTCACCCCATTGGAACTGGCGGTATCGTCTGGCCACGGAATTGGCAAGACGGCTCTGATTGCGATGGTGTGCAGTTGGGCAAAGGACACTTGCGAAGACTGCCGGATCGTTGTGACGGCGAATACTGAGAGCCAGCTCGCAACAAAGACTTGGCCTGAGATTTGTAAGTGGACACGGCTGGCGATTACTTCGCACTGGTGGAACATTGGCGCTACGACGATTTCAGTCAAAGAGAAAGCGCATGAAAGGCAGTGGCGAATTGATCGCATTCCTTGGAGTGAAAACAATACCGAAGCTTTCGCTGGCTTGCACAACAAAGGTAAGCGGATCGTCGTTATCTACGATGAAGCGAGCGCCATCGCAGACTCCATCTGGGAAGTCACTGAAGGAGCGCTGACAGACGAAGGCACGGAGATCATCTGGATTGCTTTTGGTAACCCCACAAAGAACGCCGGACGCTTCCGAGAATGTTTTGGACGATACAAGCACCGCTGGCGGACCTGCCAGATTGACAGTCGAGGAATCGAAGGGACAAACAAGGTCCAGCTCGACAAGTGGGTTGCCGACTACGGCGAAGACTCAGACTTCGTTCGTGTACGAGTCAGAGGTGAGTTTCCTAGAGCGGGCAGCACTCAGTTTATTGCTGGGGATGTAGTCTCAGCGGCAAGGAACCGAAAGCTTGCACCTGAGAAGTATGAATCGCACTGGAAGATACTGATTTGCGATGTGGCGCGGTTCGGCGATGACCAGACGATCATCGGAATTCGCCAGGGGCCAAAGTTCACGATCCTCGATAAATTACGCGAGTTGAGCACGGTTCAGACAGCCAACCGCGTCATGCAGCGAATGAAAGAGCACGATCCGCGCACCACTGTGATTGATGGCGACGGCGTAGGCGGTGGTGTAGTCGATTACGTCCGCGAGTACATGACGGCTTGGTTCAACGCCAACCCTGCACGGCGACTGATGGAGTTTCACGGCGGCGCAGCTCCGAACGATGCGTTCATGTACTTCAACTACCGCGCTAACATGTGGGGCGCGATGCGGGATTGGCTGGCGACTGCGCAGATTCCAGACGACCCTGAACTGGAGTCTGATCTAACGGGACCGGAGTATTACTTCTCAGCCAAGAACCAGATTCAGCTTGAGAAGAAGGAAGATATGAAGAAGCGCGGGCTGGCTTCTCCCGATTTGGGAGATACGCTGGCGATGAGCTTCTGTGCGTATACACAGAGCAAGACGCAGGAAGAGACAGACCGCGATAAGTTGGCGGCGACGAACAGTATCGCTGAACGCAGCCTATTGCAGTACAAGCTGACGATGGAACGAGACAGCCGATTGAGACGGGCGGAAGAGCGGAGGCCAGCACATTGGGAATAGACATCAACAACGAAGTGATGAAGGCTGCCGCTATCATGTCGCGCTATCGGATGACGAAGGACGACCAGATCGAGGTTGTGCGGCTTCTGTTGGCTGCTGGGGTGGAGCATTGCTTGCAAGAGCAGGAGAAAGTTGGATCCGGCAACCTTCAGACGATAGAGCGGACCTATGGAGGGCTGGTTCATTGAATTGGCTCTTTCCCTATCGCACTCACCTGGAGGCCGAACTAAAACAGCAGCGCGAGGATTTCGCTGCGCTGCTGGCCGAGAAAGACACGCAGATTCGCTCCTTGCGTATCGAACTTGCTGGCGTCAAGGACGAGAACGAGCGGATGCGGCTGGTGCTGATGCCGCTGGGTTCACAGGCTGGACAGTTGTATGCAGCGAAGTTTCAGCCAATGACTCAGGTTCAACCCGCTAAAGATAGCAGCTTCACAGGCCCGCAAGATTGGCAGGGCGAACTCAACAAAATGTTGCAGGAGGAAGAAGATGGCATACGAAGCAGGGGACGGATTCAAGAGCACAAATCGGGCACCGATGATGGCGCATAAGCGTTCGATGGAGCGCAACGCTGGCGTGGCCGATCGCACCGATCCATTGGCGCAGCCTACCGATGGCGGCGGCGAGGAAGACGGCTCGCAGGTCGCGCAGGAGCATGGACCGGCACAAGAGGTTCATGTGACGCATGACCACGAAGGCGGTCAGCATCATGTTCACTCGATTCATCCTGACGGCCACGAGAATCATAGCGACCACGGCAGCGTGGAAGAAGCACATGAACACGGCAAGAAGCTCGCGGGCGCTGGGCAGGAAGACGAGCAGGAGCCGGAAGACGACGCGGAGTATGAGTAATGTACGGGACGAAGACCGTGAATCTCGGCTCGAAAGGTTCATTCAAAGAGCACCCTGGCGCGTTGCATAGGGCGCTTGGGATATCTGAGGACAAGAAAATCCCGGCGAAGGACTTGGAAGGTCATCACAGCGGGCGGCTGGGACGGATGATCGCGAGCGCCAAGGGCTTCAAGGCGATGGCGAAATAATGCCGTTCGTCTCGAAGGCTCAAGAAGCCTACTTCAATGCCAACCGCGACAAGCTGGAGCAGCAGGGCGTGGATGTGGACGAATGGAATGCCGCGAGCAAGGGCAAGAAATTGCCGCAAAAGCTCCACGAAATGAACAGGCCGCTAAAGGAAGTCAAATGAAACTGCGACCACTCCAAGATCGTGTGACGTATCGTGTCCTGAAGCAATTCAGGGAGCAGATTGGAAGTGGCTATGTGGATTGGTATCACCTCCCACTAGAAGAGCGCGCGAGGTCTGAATATGAGGCGTATAGCCACGCCAATCATCAATATGGAGGGTCATTTCTATTCGCCGCGGAGCGGCGCGTGTCGGCTTTGGGGCATCTGCGAGGACGCTGGTATCTTGCGCATCGAATCGCCGAATGGCTCCAGAATTATGCGGATTCTCAACCGCTGAAGGGGAAATAGATGGCTGATTTGCTGGACGATGACGTAGACGAAGTCGTATCGCAAGACTTCGACCCTGCGTCTCTTCCCCTCGGCACGTTCGCGGCCTTCGATGTATCCGATCAGCCGATGTGGACGACTGCGGAAAATGCCCAGAATAGGCTGAATGATGACCAGAAGAACGCAATGCGGTCTATGGTGGACGCTGCTGCGAAGGCTGACCCGGTGGCGAGGCGCATCGAAGTGCAGGGTGCGTGGATGCTGGAACTGCTGGATCGTGGCTTTCATCGGCTCAAGCCAACCAGCAATTCAGGGTGGGAGATTAGCGGAGCGCCAGGAGTTGGCCGATATTCGGGTTACGGCATCTTTGGTTCAAATGTAGCTGGCGGTTGGTACGATACAAACGTCATCGGCGAGAAGAATGACACGATTGTCTCGCTATTGACGCGAGAGATCGCAGAAAGCACGTTCTTTGCCGAGAAGCCGGGTGATCCCGACGATGAGACGTATGCAGCCGCCGCGAATTGCCTGAAGCATTTCATCGCGGAAGACAATAAGTACGGAGCGCTGCAAGCTGATCTTGCTCGCAACTACTGCACAGATGAGACGGCTATCGGCTATACGCGGCCTGTGGCCGACGCGCAGAAGTGGGGATATGAGGATGTAGCGCCCGATGTAGTTCCTGAGACGGCGGATGAAGAAGACCCCGATGCTGCGGGGAAAGAGGGCAATCGCCCAAAGATTCGTACCGTCTCGGAACTATTCGGGAAGCTCGAACGCAAGGTATCCATCGTCTCGAAATCGATGCGCGACTGGCAGTATTGCATGTTATCGAGAGAGTACGATATTGCTTCACAGAAGGCCGAGTTTCCTTGGATTGCGGACAAAATCACCGCTGGCGATTTAGGGATTGCCGAGTTGAAGCTGGATCGGCTCGCGCGGCAGTCGATCAACCTGTCCATGCAGTCGAATTACGCCACAGGCGATTCACTGATGCGGGATGCGACCAAGACTCGCGTGTGGTTTCGACCTGGATTCTATATGGACGAAAGCTGCCCGAAGGCCATGCGGTCGTGGTTCTGGCAGACGTTCCCAAAAGGGTTTTTGGTCGTCTACTCCGGTGGCGAATTAGCGTTTGCGCGTAATGAGTCGATGGAAGAGTCGCTGACTGAGTTTCACGCTCGCACAGGCAAGGGTCAGAATCGCCGCGCGCTGACTGAATCCTATGCTGGCCCGCAGATGCGGGTGAATGTGCT